GGTTGACAGTCTACAAAAAATGATTGAACAAATTTCTGACATGCTTGTTAAAGAACTTCCAGCAGTCATCGACGGAGTTAACTCTGAAGTTGGAACTACTGAAGGTGAGCAATTTAGTGGTCAAGCCTCAGAAGCATTGACTGCATTGCAAGCTGCTCTAACACAAGCTAAGACAACAATGACTAGCGCAGTTGGCGCAATCACTGGTCAAGGCGGTGGCTTTGGTTCAGATGTTTCTGTAGAAGAGCCTGGAATGGGTGACGAGCCTGCATTAGACGGTGGCGATATTGCTGCTGACATTGGTGCTGACCTTGCTGCTCCTACAGATGCCCCTGCAGACTTAGAAGAACCTGAAGAAGAACCAGCTGGTCCTCTAGGTAGAGCCACTCGTTAATATGAGACTCTACGAGTTCGCTGACGATGATCCGTTACGAGTTAAGTTGACTGCTGTTGCTAGTCAGCTTGACCAGATTGTCCAACACAGCGACGGAAAGATGTCTACTGATGATTTTCTTAAACTACTACGTCAAAGTGGTGTAGTTTTAGGTAAAGAAGACTTGTTTGATATCGTTAAAAAAGATCCGTTACAAAACATTATCGCTAATGTAAACGGACACGAAGTAACATTCAAGAGTCAAGAAGGCATGGAGCAGCCCGAAGCAGGGCAAGACGAGAATGCTAAGATTCGACAGCAAATGGCGTCAAAGCAACTCGGCAAGTAACCAAATAGATTGTACTACAGAGAAATTTGTAGTACAATTTCCATATGTACTTACCAAATAAATTTAAATACGAAGCGCTCCAGAGGGTCGATACCCCTGAAGGTCGCCGATACGCAACTCCTACGGGTGATAAGTTGCCATCAGTTACTACTATTCTATCCGCAACGCAATCTGAGGAAAAGAAACAAGTATTACAGCAATGGCGCAATAGAGTTGGTCATCAAAAAGCTCAAGAAATCACAACCGAAGCTGCAGGTCGCGGTACAAGAATGCACAAGTTCTTGGAAGATTACGTTAAGACAGGGGAATTAAGTGCGTCAGGCTCTAATCCATATTCAATACAAAGCCGTAACATGGCTAATTCTATCATTCAACAAGGTCTTGTTAACTGTAGTGAATTTTGGGGAACAGAAGTCCCTCTTTACTTCCCTGCAGTATATGCGGGAACGACTGACTTGGTCGGTGTCCATGGCGGTAGTGAATCTATTATGGATCATAAACAGACTAATAAGCCCAAGAAGCGAGAGTGGATTGATGACTACTTTATTCAGCTTGCGGCTTACGCAACAGCGCATAATGAGCTCCATGGAACAAAAATCCGTAAAGGCGTTATTTTTATGTGTGATCCGACTGGGCTCTATCAAGAGTTTGTAGTTGAAGGTAATGAGTTCGACTTGTACACAGACCATTGGTTCCGCAAGTTGGAAGAGTTCTATACCAAGTTCATCTAAAGCGAGATAAATAGTATAATCAACGGATTATACTATGGCAATCGTACAAATAAGCAAAATCATTCACAGAACAGGCGCTAACGTAGACCTGCCCCAATTAGACATTGGAGAGTTAGGCTACGCAAATGACGACCGCAGACTATACATAGGTGACGATCCTGTTCTTCACCCTCCTGCAAGCGACGGAGAAACAACTCAAACCGAAATTCTCACTGAGCATAGTCAATTAAGTTTCAATAAGATTGGCGGCACTAGCAACACTTCATTAGAATTAAATGATGTGATGACTGGTCAGCTTTTAGTTGCTAGTGGTAATAGTACTGTTGCTAATACCTGGGTCAATTGGGATGGTAACAGAATCGGGCCAGATAGTCAAAAGTTGATATTAGGTACTCCCGGAAACATAAAGATTACCGGCGGCACGTCAGGTATGTTCTTGGCAACAGACGGACAAGGCAATTTAACTTGGACTGATAGTATCGGTGCTGTGACAATCGAAGGTACACCAGGTGGTACTGGGCTCGGCGAAGTTCAATTCAATACTGGAAATGACTTTGATGGTGTATCAGCATTCAAGTTTGATGTAGTTAATTCAAATTTAGTTATTACCGGTAATGCAAATATCTCTGGTAATATTTTAGGAAATGTAGTTGGTTCACATGACGGTCCTGTCGGTGAGACTACTCCTAACAGTGGTGCATTCACTACTATTGTCACAACTAGTACAACTATTATCGGCGGTAACTTAACTGCTGCAAATATTTCTACTGCAGGAAACTTAGTAGTAACCAATACAGCTACGATAGGCAACATCTCTTCCAGCGGAGAGACTTCTGTAACTGACCTTATCGTTAACGGAAACGTATCTAGTAGTTTAATCCCTGAGCCTGATGCAACATATGATTTAGGTGATGCAGATAGTAGATGGACTAATGCGTATATCAGTTCAGCCGTATACTTAGGTGAGAGAGTAATATATGCAGAAGATTCAAACGTTGTAATCAGTGGCAATCTATCAGTCGATAATGCGGTACTAGGAAACAGTGCTACTGCTAACTTCTTTACAGGAACATTGACTACAGGAGCTCAGCCAAACATCTCTAGTGTTGGTAATTTAGAAGCGTTAAGAGTTACTGGTGTAATCAATGTGAGCAACGTTGCTAATATTATTATTCCAGGTGGTTCTAATAACTTCGTCTTAGGTACTAACGGATTCGGTAATCTACGTTGGGTGCCTAACACAGAACTATTGCGTAAGCCTAGTGGTTCAAACACTTTTGTGCAGTTTAATGACGGCGGCGACTTTGGTGCAGTAGCAGGATTTGCTTTTGATAAATCATCAAACACTGTAGGCGTTGGTAGCATTCTTCTTACCGGCAACGTACAAGCTCAAGCAAACATCACTGGACAAAACATCACTAGTAATGCAAACTTGAACGGTAATATCATTACAGCAGGTACTCGTTTTACAGGTAATGCTACTGGTTTAACAAACATTCCTGGTGCTAACGTAACAGGAACAGTACCTAATGCAACTACTGCAACATTTGCAGGCACCGTTACTACTGGCGCACAGCCCAACATCACAGGTGTAGGTACTTTGAGTTCTCTATCAGTTAGTGGTACTGTGGCAGCAGGAAATATCACAGTAGTCAATAATCTGACTTCTGACAAGATCCAATCTAGCACAGTTCTAGGTAATATTGTTCCTGATTCAGGTATCAACCAAAGTTTAGGTACTAGTATCAAACGTTGGAAAGATGTATTCGTAAGTGGCAATATTCATGTTGGCGATAGTGTAGTTAAAGATGAGACAGGTACTTTAGTAACTGACAACATGCGTGTAAGCAATTCTATGATAGTTGGTAGTTCTACTGAATCAACTCAACTAGATGTAATGAAGATTGCAAGTAGCATTAACAGTTTGTACATCTCTACTGACGCATCCGGTATTAGTGCGACTACTGGTCCAGAACAAGCTGGTGTTGGTATCTATTTAAATGATTCTGACAACGAAGTAACATCAAGAGTATACACTGTAGCAGGTTCTACTGATATCTCTAAAGTAACTAGTGACGGTATTGTACCAGCAGACATTGATATCTATTCGTTAGGTACTGATGCATTGCGTTGGAGCAACGTAGTAGCACAGACTGCTAAAGTAGAGAAGGTTAATTTAGGTTCATTTGAAATGTTCTCTAATATTGACGGTATCTTCTTTAGAAATACTGCAACTGATGATGTGTTCAGTGTAGCGTTAAATTTAGTAGTATAATCGATAAATATATAGTACGACTTACATAGGGTGAGTTTTATGCGGAAGTCATCCGCGTAGTGGGTTAGACCCCGCATTTCTTAAGGAGAAACAAAATGGCACGTCCTCTAAATAAAAAATATTTCGGTAACAGAAACGTCGGTACTACAGGTACAGGTGATAACGCTATCGGTGGCGAAGGCTTAGCAGCTTTTACATTAGCTGGTCAATTAGGCAGCTTAATCATCAACGACACTTACTCACAACCAGCATTGGTTATCCCAGCTCCATCATTACCAGGTGGCGTACAAGCTACTGCTACAGTAGTTTGGGAAGTTGAAAGTATCACTACTAGCGGTTTAGCTGGTAATGGTTATGTTACTACAACTGGTGGCGCAACAACATTGACAGGTTTAGCCGGTGTTACATTGAACATTACAGCAGTTGGTTCAGGCCAAGGTGAAGTTCAAACTATGGCAGTTGTAAACCGTGGTGAATTCACTACTGTTCCTGTTGCTGCAACAACATATCAAATCGTTGGTGGTGACGGTGAGCAACAAGCTACTGTAAAGTATCGTGTTAAGTCTATCACTACTGTAGAAAAAGGTTCTGGTTATGTAGCCGTTCCAACAATCTCTTGGACTACTGCAGGCACTAACACAGGCGGCACAGCAGTTGGCGCACCTACAGTTACATTGACAACTGATAGCGGTTCATACGGTAACACAGGTAATGACGGTAGCAACATGAATGCTGGCAATCAAGAAAATGCTATCACAATTTATGCTGACACTGATGATAGTGGCTCAAAGATTGGTGACATCATCAAGCAAGTTGGTGGTCGCCGCTTCAAAGTTAAAACAGCAGACGGCACAGCAGTTTGCACATTGAAGTCATCCGCAGTTTCAGGTTACGGTGAAATGACTATCACTGCAACTGATAGCGATGGTGGTACATACTTTGTAACTAAGATTGGTGGTCGTAGAGCTACTGTTACTCAGGGTACTGGTACTCAGTTTGCTACAGGTCAATCTGTTCCATGGACATTTGGTTCTGCAACAGAAGATACTACAGTCAAAATCGCAAACGCTTAATCTTTTTAAGCACAATAAAAAAGCCGCTTTATGCGGCTTTTTTTGTTAGTGACTTTAATTTATCTTGCACTATGTCAAAGTTGATAGTGTTGAACAAACCGGGGTGTAGTGGTTTGGGATAGTGTTCAGGATCAATCCAGCAATAGCCACTATGTTCTTCATTCAATACAGGGATAAACTCTTTATCCAACGAACAGAAAAAAGTATGGTATGTAAATTGATTGTTAACGAACTTTTGAATCGGGACTAGTTTAGCATTCGTTGGAAAGAATGCAATTTCTTCCATGCATTCTCTCTCTATTCCCTCAAAAAGTGATTCGTCTTTTTCTACTTTGCCGCCGGGTATTCCCCAGTTACCAATGTTCTTGTCATCACTTCGTAACAAGAACAGAAATCTATTAGTCTCTTTAGCGTAGAAAAAAACACCAGCTGATGTATTTTCATTCATACACTAATTTATCACGTTTAGATGACGATGCTAAAATCTCCGGCAGCGTACCAACCTTCGTATGACTTAATCCATGTACCACCTAGATAGCGATACTGAACTCCAGTCGTCAAGTTAGTTACAAATTGAATTGTTTGAACTACTTCACTATCAAAGTCAACTACCCAATCTGTGCCATCAAATATGATGATATCGTTTGCGTTTGCTTGTGTTGTTGGTATTTTTTGCCCGCTGACGATTTTATACAACTGACCCCATGCTTCGCTACCACTGCCTAAGTTTTCTACTATCAGATAACGAACTCCGGTTACTGCTTCAGGTAAACCTGCTCCTGGAGCTTTTCTGAATGGGTTTATAACACTCTCGACTGCATCAAGTGTATTTTGAGGGAGAGTATCAGGGTCAACATCAAATATCAACAGTCTGTCATCGTTTGGATTCAATGAGATTGTACCTACAATTTCATTATCCATATGCTCATTCTGTAACCAAATTTGACTGATGCCATTCTTCACTGACCCATAAGGGTTTAAAAAGGCGCTCCAGTAAATTTCTGCGTTAGGACTTTCAGGCAAATCAATTTGATTGTTGTTAGGTGTGAATGGTGTACCGTCGGGTACTGCTTGCAGAGTATTACCGATGAACAATAACTTGTAACCATACGGTGTAATCTTTTGTCTTGTACCTAATAACAAGTCGTCATCTTGCATATCAGTTAATGCGTTGCCCTGGAAGATGCTTGCGATAATCTTGTGGATAACGCCTAACTTCTTAATCTTAGCAGGTGAGCTTAACCAGATGGGCATGTAGAACTTCCAACTCAATACATCGATTGCGTTACCTGTTCCTTGCGGAATACTACGTGAACTGAATGTAAGACCATCTTGATAGATAACACTTAATGATGTCCAATCAATGAAGTTGTCTGTACTTTGAATTTCCATAGCAGGGTTGAACAATGTACCTAACTGTTCAATCAACTCTAATTTTTGATTGTAGTTTGTAGTCCAGAAGTCTACAGTGATTCTGAGCGTATACGGTACAGGCATGATACGTTCAACAGTAAACGCTTGACCTTGTGTAGTTTCGAAACTTTGCGTATCAGTGTTATATGTTCGTTGACGAACTGCTAACTTGTCAATGAAATACGGGTCTTGTGTACGCTTTTGGTCGTACTCTAAACCAGCAATATAATAAGTAATCATAGGTGCACTTGGCATACTACTTGCACTATTATTAGCTTGTATCACTGCGGCTTGTCTGCTACTATCACCGTACTGGATAGGCACACGAATTAGAATATCATTGCCTGCAGGGTCTTTGCCTTTAGTAACTTGCCAGTCACTGAAGATTCGTGCAAACTGCACTAAGAATCTGCGTATTTGATTGTCGTAAAAGAAGTTTGCCATATTAGTCTGCTTGTATTTTTAGAATTGACGAGAGTGCTGAACGTTCAGGTATTGTAGAACCATCACTCAATGTAGTTGTATTAGTGTTGTTAATGAATGTTGAACGGATAGATTGGTCATCTGCGCCCAATGCAGTACCTGTACGAACCTTCTCACTAATCTTAACCCATAGTCTGCCGTCCCAACGGAATAGTTGTTGCGGTAGATAATCTGTTCTTAGGAAGTAATCACCAACTGAAGGACCTGAAGGGAAAGCAATGCCGGCCCCAGTAGGCTCACCGTTAGGTGCAGAGCCATCACCAACCAAGTAGCCATCAGTGTATCCAAATCCCGCAGGAGATGACTTAGCAACATAATGGAAGCGAGGGTCAGTATCAGCACGATAGTTCATAATGTCTGGAATAATCGTGCCGTCGAAGTTAGGCTGTGTAGGATCTTGGTCAGTTCTTGCTGATATAGTATCACTAGTACCGTAGGGCTGAGGTTGAGTTCCGATAGCCTGAACAGCAAGCGCAATGTCATTGAACACTTGACCACTTCCGTTCTCAGTCAACTCAGGAGCCAATTCAATAATCTCTAAGTTAACTCTGTATAAAGCCTGAAGTGCATTACTTGCTTCAGCCATTAATGAATTAAGGTTTGATACTTGTACTGAAGGTATGTTGATGACGGGACTTGGAATCGCATATCCCTGTGAATACACCATTTGAACTACGCCACGTGTTGGCTGTGGAGCAATACCGTTTGTCAATACGCTTACTGGTAACGCAGGTTTGCCATCTGATCCAACTGGAGCAACATATAGTTGAGTTCTATCATATCCAGATTGAGGTAATAAGCGTGTAGCTTCTGCGATGGCAGCGTCATTGATTTCAATGTTCTTGTTGTATCTACCTAAGATATCTCGTAAGTTGTCTGCCACACTAAGTTCCCATATAGGAGTAAAGTAACTAGTATCGGTAATAGGAGTTGCAGGGTCACTGACAGCAACATCTTGAATTACCAAATATGTAATGCCAGCATCTGTCACTACTGAACCTTCGGTGTACGCAATCGAATCATCAAACGCAGGTCCAGTTACCGGGACGTTAGCAGGAATCTCGTCTAAACTATTATAGTTCTTACCACCGTAAGAAACTACATATCCAGGAACATACGTACTAGTTCTATTCCACTCACCTAAGTAGTTATCTTTATTAATAGGTGACTCAAGAATTCCAGAGAACTCTTGACTGTCAACTAACGGCTCACATTTGATACGCCATAGATGCGGGAACCAAGTTTGGCTAAAGCCCTCACTAGCAAAGTTAGCATCAGTGATTTGATAATATCTTCTAAGGCTAGTGGGAATTAATTCGTTCAACGGATGATAGTCTGTTAAGTGAGGTAACTCAAATACGTCACCCACCATTAGCTTTCTACCTATCAAATCAATCATGTCATTGTAGTGAACTGTGATAAAGATAATGTCGTTGTTTAAGAATAGACCAAACTGACTTAAATCAAAATCTAAGTTTTGCACGTTGTAGTGACCACGTACACGATATACGTTTGGTTCGTAACTTCTGTCACGGTTCTCTAAGAATAGTAAATCCTGAATCTTCGTAGGATCGGTATTCGTGATTTCGGGCTGGGTCAAGTCTTTACTTGCCCCTTGTTCTTTGGGTCCTAAGTACTTGTGAACGAACAAGTCCGTTGCACCCACAGTGAACATTTCCTTGATACTTCTATCGAGGAACTTAAAATCGTTGGTTTTTTCTGAGCGGTAAAGTGATAAACGAGGCATGGTCTAGTCCAATATAGTGTATTTATGACAAAAGTATTCACTTTAAAAGGCTTGACATTTAATAGAAACTCATATATAATGAATCTATTGATAACAGGAGTGACTATATGGCAACTAGAAAGCCGAAGAAAACAGGTGACCATTTTGTAAAAGCACTGAATCCACGTGATGCAGATACTAAGTATTTAGGTGAAGAACCGTTTTTCCCGCTACAACCCGAAGATGGTGAGCGCACAGTTGCCCTGACACGTAGTTTTACATGGTACAACCGATTTTACGGTAAAAAAGATGCTAAGGAATTGTTAGCACTTTACTTAGATAGTCAAGAGCGCACCGACGAAGCGAAGCAAATTCGCAAAGTGCCCGAATCTGAGTTTTTGATGACATTGTGCTGGTTAGCACGTATGAATATGCGAGGTCTTGAGTTAAACGAGCACGAAGAACTCATCCTAGAAAATGAAATTGCACGATTGATTGAGGCTTTGGCTAAGCCTGATATGTCAGTTAGCCAAATTTCAGGTGCTAAAAAAGAAGTGGAAGTTGAGGTGTCTAATCGACCCAACATTCAAGAAATTATGAAAGAGAAAGCCCGAGACGCTGCCGGCGAACTTGAAG